ATTCTTTAATGAGAAGAAAACACCCCTAACACGCTCAAATAACTGCACATTATTTATAGATACTAATTTTGTGAGACCTGATAGAGAAGGATTCAAAATTATATCCTCAATATCTTTGTTTGTTAGAATTTCTTCCCAGTCAGTAATTCTTAACGCCTTATAAATATCAGCTTCAACATCAGTCGGAAATCTTAACGTACCAATTTTAAAAGCGTTTGAGTTACTATTTAATGATTCAATTTCAGAGAAAGTAAGAGGAGTAATAGAAGGAGAGGCATTTTCTGCTGATTGACACAAATATTCTCTAACATGTGTTTTGATTACCACCGGATTTTCATTAAAATTCAATACATTAATAAGTTTGTTTTCGTTTAAAGTCATTAAATAAATCAACCTTTCATAATAAAGTGTGGTAGAGGAACTAGCCCCTACCACCTATTTAAATCCTAATTATGCAGAGAATACAATTTTTGCTGCATTTTCGATATTAGTAATAGCATAAGCATATGTAAAGTCAGCGATTTTGATATTAACAGCTTCTTTGTTATTATCTAATGTTTCATAAACATGAAGATCACCCTTCATGTCGAGAGTTCCAATCTTGCCAGCAATACCAAAAATTCTCTTGTCTGGTATTAATAAATCTCCATTTCCCTGTTTTCTAGCAGAAGAAATCCCTGCAATTCTTAAACCGTCAAATAAATCAACTAATCCATATCTATTAAATTTATCTTTCATAGCATCAGACATATACTGATGGTAGCCATCCATTCTGCCAATCTGCTGTGCATATTTAGTTAAACCAACAGCAACAGAATTAGTATTTCTGTCATTTAAATATAAGGCTAAAGCATCCATAGCAACCTGTGTTGGTGCAGCTCCTGTAACATCTATTTTCTGAGCACCACCTGTGATAGCAGCATCAATTACACCGAAGATATCATAAAATAGTGCATTATATAGTGCTTCTTTTCCAAAGGTTGTAAGTTTGGCAATAGATTTAAACCCGTTCTTTCTAAGATCAACATATGAAATATCTGTTTCAACCTGTCTGTTTTTAGTAGAAGGTTTCAGTGTAGAAAAATCAATCCAGCTTTTATCTACATTACCACCCTTTGCAGCTTCATAAGCTACTAATGTATTTTTAGCTTCCTTTTCAGCTTCATAATCATCAAATTCCCCAATAGAACCGCGATCAAATAACTGATCTAATAATTCATCAGGAGCATTGTATACCTCTTCAGTTACTGTTCTTCTAATATAAGCAGCTATTTCATGATCATTATCCATTCCTTTTTCACCGATTTCTTTTGCCCATGCATCACACACCTGAGCAATCTCTTTTTCTTCAGCTGTAAGGTTTAAACTATATTCAGTTTTCTGAGCTATATCATACATTACACTATCTTTATTCATTAATTCAGCAATTTCAGTTCTTAACATTCTAATATTCCTCCGTTTCTTTATTCAATATAATTAGGCATTAGTAACAGTAACAGCAGAAACCTCTACTATCGCTAAAGTGTGACCTGCGTCAACATATGTACCTCCATAGATGAATCTAGTTGGTACACTTGTTGCAGTAGCTTTAGCAAATTTTCCATCCGCACCTACCATAAGAGCATTTCCAACGGATAAACCTGTAGCAACATACTGATCTGTAGCGTATCTTTCACCAATCATTAGAGGAATAAGTTTAACTGGTTCTCCAACAGCAATATCGATAAAATTAGCATCATAATCTGACATATCAAACTGAGCACAATTTAATCCAGTAGGTACTCTTTCTTTTGAGACAAAAAAGAAACCATCTTTAGTTGCGGCTGCCGGCAAATCAGCTGTTTTATCAACAAAATTCTTCACTACTGCCATACCTACCTTCATTACTACATCCGCTTTATACATAGCATCAATATTTTTACCAACCTGTGTCTGTAATTCTCTTAACATTTTATCTACCTCCTAAAAAATTTTTCATAATTGATTTGGTATCTAGTTCATCTTCAAGACTATTTAAGTTAGTTGAAGCAACTTCTGTATCTTTTGTTGATGTAGCGTCCACATGCTGATCTGATTTATCATTTAAAGAAGCAATTAGCCTGTCAGTTACAATTGACTTTAATGATTTTTCATCAAATGTATCCACAAAGGCCTTTAATTCTTCTGAAGTATCTATTTCTTCTTTAGTAATAAACCCCGTTTTTATAATAGAAGCAATTAGTGAGTTTTTCTTTTCTAATTGTTCAATGGCTATTTTTTCTTGTTCTGCTAATTCATAACTTTCTTTGAACGGCTTTAATTCAGCAACCTGTTTAGACAACCCCGATATTTCTGTTCCTGCTTTGACGAGGGCATCGTCCTTAATTGAGAGTTTGGATTCAAGTTCACTAATTGTAGCATTAATTTCAGATACACTAACACTCAACTTAACAGATTCTGGTTCAGTTACAGTCACTACATCATTTTCAATTATGTATGTGAATCTAACATAATCCAATTCACTTTCGCGTTCATCAACTTCAACCCACACTTCATTATTTGTTGGAATATGCATAAAAATATAGCACCACTTACCTAACTTTGCTCTACATGCTTCTCGTATTTTTTTTCTAAGATCCCATTCTGTTAATTCTGCGACATTAGTATTGTCCATAATATCTTCTTTGACAGAAGACCCTTCATTTTCCGCGACATTAGTATCTAAATTCGTCGTATTGTTTTTTTTCATTATTTCTTGACTACCTCCTTCTGTAGTATTTTTTATTAAATTCTCAGCCAATAAATCTTGTGAAAGAGCTTCAGCTATTAGTAGCTCGTTTTCTGTTGATGCTAATGAAATTGCTTTCGCATCAGTTCCATAACTCGGAAAAGCAAATTCATACCCAAGCAAACAGTTTCCGAGAAATACATAATCTGTAATTTTTTTTACACCATTTTTAAATTCGTAGGAAGATGTTGCAATTTCCCATGAACTATAAAGTTTACCTTCTGAAAATAATCTTCTTACCGCAGCTACTACGTTTTTATTTCTTTTCCAAATACGATATTTAGCAAATAAACAAGGCAATGTTTTTATTACACCATTTACATCAACAGTATCTTCACCAATGTATACATCAGTGTGAGTACCAATATTTTCAGTGTTAAAAGTAACCTCACCGTCAGCACCCTTTGTCATTTCATGCCCACCAAAAGTAGGCAATCCCTTTGAATTTACTTTATACCTTCCAACCACTGGCATATTTACAAGAGACTGAGCCTTATCCAATGCTGTTTCTGATGGTAATAACATATCGTTTAAATTTTTTTCATCATAATAACAAACCCTATTTGTTAATTCCAAATAGGTAGCATTTTCAGCAATGTCTATGGTTTTACTTGCCAAGCATATATTTTCATTTTGCATCATTATCACCACCTTTCACCCCAAAACAAATTCCGTATATGTCAAAGGCTTCTTTTTCAGTAATTTTTTCATTAAAAATAGTAATAGAATAATCTCCATCACTTCGAAATTTAATCACTATATCCTTATTACAACAAGGGCATTTTATATTTATATCTTTCATAGAATATTACCTTATAATGTTTTCTGTCTTGTTTGATCATATTGTTGTTTGTTGTTTTCATTACCAAGTGGCCTACCACCCAATTTACCGACTTTTTCATCTCCACCACTAGATGTATAAGCCGTCTCTCTAGCAAAGAATACATCATGTAAATTTTCATCATTCTCTTTAATTCTTTTTTGTTTTTCATCTTCAACAGATAAACCAAGTATATTGAATGCAGTTTCATATGATGTGTTAAATTTACAAAATAATAACTCAGCTAAATCTTTCTTTAATTCAAATTCTAATTGCTCGCTATCAATAACTTTAACATTTGGACAATATTCAATAGGTATATTTTTGTCAATCAATATTTGCCTATACCATTTTTTTAAGATATCTTCAAGCTGCTCAGAAATCTTATTTATAGTTCTCATTAATTGAGTTACTGAAATAGAAGCAGTAGATACAGACTGAGAACCTGAATCCATAAGAAACCCTATCCCCAAAGTACTTAAAACCCTCGACCTATAATTGTTTACAGTATCTTTATTTGTCATCTCTATTTTGGGTTCAACATATAAAATACTCTCAACGGTGGCAGGAGAAGTAACAACAACAGTTGGCTGTTTCCATGCTGACATAAAGTTATTATGAGCATAAGCCATTTCTTCAAATCCCTTTTTAGTATAATCACTTCCAAGCACTTCTTTTCTTAATTTTTGATGAATTATTTTCTTTGCTTTAGCCTTACTATTAACTCTATCTGCATTATCAAATGTTTCAAGCATAGACAGTGATTCAAGAGATCTAAAAATTGGTGATACTCCATATTTTCTATTCATACTTCCTAATCTAATAACACCAGTATATTTGACATCAAGTTTCGCATATTGTTCTTTTGCAGTAAATGCCTTATATACTTCTTCCGGATAATTAGCTTTTACTTCTTCATCCATAGTTGAAAAGAATAGAGGATTATTCTTTTTATTCTTCTTGTATATTTTCTGTAACCTGGTGCGTAATTCTTGTACATTAAATAAAACTACTGGTTCCCCATTAATATCATAATCTGATAGTTCACATACACCTAATGGATAATAGTCAACAACATAACCATCTTTTTCTTTATGCCTTAAATATGAGATATATGTCCCCTCACAATAAGGAGTAGTAATAGCACTTCTAATAACTTTTTTTAGTTTTATTACGTCATTAAAATTACTGATTATATTTTTTACTTCAGATAATTGCTTGGATTTATTTCTCCCAGTTATTTCAGAATCATAAGATAATTTTACCTCTGTATTTATATTTGTTTCAATTGACTCCACTGTTTTTCCAACAATATCATTTTTATTAATTTGTTTACGAATAATAGAATTTATTATTTTTACTTTATTAATATCATTCTGAGAACCTTCTGCCAACTCGTCCAAATATTCTGGAGTTATCTTATTTGATGGTGAGTTTCCATCATTCAAATATACTGAGTATTTCTGATTAGATGAATCATAAGTAGTCATTGCGCTTTCAATCCATTTTTGAGATAATTCTTCTACAGATGTTACTACCATAGTATTATCATCTGCTTTTGAAGTAATAATAACTTCAAAACTTTGTTCAGTCTCTGTTTTATTTATTTCTGACATATCTCACCATCCTTTCTAAAAGTTTATTGTTGTAGCACATATTGGAGCAGAAGAGTAGTCTGGTTCAACTATTTTATTAATAATACTTCCTCTTCTTAATTGCGCTAAATACCAGCATAAAAGTCCAAATGTAAATGCTCTATCATCATGCATAGTAGATCTTTTATCAGGAGGAAAATCGTATTTTATATTCCCAGCATTAGTATACTTACACATTGTAATAATCTCAGTTTTCATTAAGTCTATTTGAGCTAAAGATAATTGTTCATCATTTGATAAATCATATCTCAGTTCATTTCCATCATCATCGATGTTTAACAAATAATCTTTTCCATCAAAATCTGCCGGAAATGACACAACACCTAATTTAACCATTTTTTCTGCCGCTTCGAAGATTTCATTTCTGTGTGCTCTTGGATCAACTAATTTCATTATATCAACTGCATCTGGGAAAGAACTTACTGCTGTTTCGTTTGCTTTATGCAATTTATCAATGATACCTTTATGCTCTTGCCCGTCTTTACCAAACCAGTTATCTAACATGTAATCAGAAACGCCACCAACCATTTGTCCGCCTGCTCCAGAATCACATATAACTGCTTTTATGTTCTCATAATCCAACTTACCCTTTTCGTTTCCATTATAATCGATAAGTAAGTCTTGAAATTTCTTAACTTGGTCAGGCAATCTCAAAGGTGTTTTTTTTTTGGTAGATATATCCACTAAACTAATAACATTATGTAAATCCATACACCAGCCTTTATCTTTATCTTCTCGAAATTCTGCTATACCAATAATACTATTGTCATTA